GGCACAAATAAAGGAATCTGTGCCCATGTCATTATGATCTTTTATCAAATGTGAATGTCTCATAATTAAACTTAAGTGCAAGTTCAAACATAGATTCATCCCTTGCTTTTAAAGAGCGTACGGTGCGTTTCTTTTTAGATGCGTCACCATCTACACTCTCAAATGCAATGTATTGATCTGACTTTTGTTCTATTGAAGAATTACCTTTACCGCTATGTACATCTAATTTCTGTCCTTCACTCAATCGAGTAGAGGAATACTTAGAAATATGATGTATTGCTATGACAATAACGTCTTCTTTCATTGCCATATCTTTTAAAGCGTTTGCAATAACTTCTTGTCTGGCTAGATCATCTTTACCTGCATATTTAGCAGGAATACGATCTATAGTGTCTACTACTACAACCTTGCTTTCGCTATTTGCAACAAAACTAGGTAGTTCCTGTATGTCAGGACAGCGATCAGAAAGTTGTATATGTGCAATAGATTCTTCTGCTTCCATTATCAATTCCATGTTTTTGGATGTTAAACCAATCTCTACTTGTTGCTTTGTCATACCGAGTGCTGCCTGCATAAATCGTCTAGACATAGTTTCTTCATCTACTTCTAGAGATAGAAACAAACATTTTAGACTTTTAATGCGAGTAATGATGTATTGTATTAAAGCAGTTTTACCTAGTCCAGTATCTCCAATTAAGGTAATCAACTGTCCTGTAGTAAATAGATGTGATTTCTTCATAAACGGAAAGATGTTTTGCATATCAAAAGATCTATCTGTGTAATCTGTTTGATAAAACTTAACAAGATTTTCTATCATACTTTTTGCAGATAGAATTTCAGCAGTTTCATCGAGATCCTTATATCTGTATAAGGTACACTTACTATCACAATATGGAACCAAATCAGGATGATTGCATCCAAAGTTGTAGTCATTCTTAATAGCATCTGTTACGATTCTATTGACTTCATCCATTGGAAGTGGGTTTTCCATTTGTTCTACATACGTTCTTGCTAATGCAAGTACTGCAGGTTTAGGATGTCCTAATTTCTTATGCCATATTGCTGCTAGTGCCAATAAATGCCTATGACGTTTTTTATCTACATGTCCAGCATTGTATATATGCTGTGCACAAGAAATAAAACGTGTGGCTTTTTTGGATGTATTCTCATAGACTTTTCGTACTTCGACTATATTCTTACGACTCATATCCATAGGTTCTAAATGCAACAATTCTTCATGTATAATCGGAGTTGCTTTATCTTGTACAGGTTGTTTAGCATAGTCTTTTATAGATTCATAACTCATGTTATCTAAATCCTGTACACCAATAGGTACTTTGTATCGTTTGGATTTGTAGTTATAACTAAATCCACTACGAATTAGTCTTCGAGGGTCATAAATCAAGTCAATATCTGCACCAAAGTCTCTAGCCATTGTTGACCTGACTTGAGCAGATAGTTTTTTACTGGTTTGTTCTTTGAAACCGTATACATTTGCTAAATGGATATGAAATCCTGTACCAGAGAACCATATATTATAGTGTTCTGGTCTAATATTTAAGCTATGTATCGTTTCAACAACCTTTTTGACTTGTTCTATAGTTTTTTCTCCATTTACTTGATCCGATAACGGAGATTTGTGATAGTCAATATCAATAACAAGTTTGTCAACCGCTTGCAGGCCATTAAAACCAATCACCGTTTTATTTGTTTCCAAATAGGGTACGATGTCTTCATGGTATAAGAACATACTACGGTAGATTTCTTTACCTGTGTTCATACCTACAAGCGTGTTGAACTCTTGGACTTCTATGACTTGATTACGATTACTGACACTTCCAAGTGCGTATTCTACATAGTACATCGCAATCCTTGTCTTTACAGTTCTATGTTATTCAATTGTAATTCAGGAGTAGGAGGTGTTGATTTCACAACATTACTATTCGTTGAATTACCATTGTTTTCTGAATTGCTATTGTAGTTTTTGATATAACCACCATTCACAGCATTCATAACCATAGATTTTAATGTACCTGATGGTGCACCTGCTTGAGCAACTCTATCAAATGTATTCCAATAAGGATTTCCATTTTCTTTCATTTTTGTAACAGGGTAGGAACACATCATTACTTGTCTTCCTACTGCATCACGTTGCAATTCTTCTGGTACAGAAAAATCTGCATTAAGTTTGAGGTCTTTTTTGTTTAACGCAGATTCAAAGAACTCAGCAATTTTAAATGCTGATCCCCATGATTTGCGATTACTTACATCAAACTCACGTTTAAATGAACCCAGTATGGTAATATCTTCATCCCAGTCATGTTGGACTTTTGCTGTAAGAAATATATCTGGGGTAAAGCTTAAATAAGGTTTACTTGGTTCATACTCAACATCTACAGATACTATTGTAGCTATTCTTTCTATTCCGCCTGCCATTATGCAGCCTCCTTTTGTTTGTTTTTGATTCCTTCTCGTAAGTCAGATAATTGTATGTACTTTGCTGTTATTTCAGCTTCGGTACGTTTTTTACGTTCTAACCAATCTTTGACTACGACTTCTATTTTTTTACCATCTTTTTTCATTCTTTTAAAAAGAACATCGTTAGATAGTTTGATTAGTTTGACTTCATTATCAGATCTACTTTTTACTTCACCATTTGTATTGCCTTGTAGTTCTTCGTAATTCGGTATTTCTGGGTGATAGTCTAGATCTTTAATGTCTTCACCAAACCATAATTCAATGCCAAAGCCTGTTAACATGCTAATTCCTTTAGCAATACAACGTCTTATAGTATTTTCTACTTGTGCTGAATCTGGATTTACTACAGCTTGATTTCTTTGATCACGAATTGCTAGACATTCTTCATGTTCTCTAACATCTCCATCAAAATCTGTTATTTTTAGTATTATTTTTACCATAGCTGTGCTGTTAGGTAACAACATATATGGAACTCTTAACGTACTTCCATTAGAAGTAGTTATAGTGTAGTTTTGTATTTCATACTCTACGTATTGAAAACATTTGTTTGCAAAATCAACAGCAACTGCCCAAGATAAATAATCGTATTTACCTTTTTTTTCTACAAACTGTTTGTATTCTTCATTACGTAATGTATTATAGAACTTGTTCATGTATTTTTAACTCCTACGTTATTATTGTTTAATTCACAGATAAAGGAAGCAGTACTACGTAGCACAAAGGAGATTGTAGTTGCGGAGTGTGCGTATGGTTTCCGAGGTGTAGCACTGCTTTATCCTTTAGGTTTCTAACTAATACCAAACTCGCCTAGAGTTCTGTCATGTAAGTCAATGTGTCGCTCCAGGATTTTGTTAGGTGGCGTACTCTTCAAAGATTCCGTACAGGCATTGTATAATGACCATACATTCTTCTGCATAAATTCAGAATACGGTGGACTATTCCAATGACGTATTGCATCACCAGCTTGTCTAGCACCTAATGTTTTATGGCCAAATGCTCTACCAATAAAGCTGTATGCATCATCGGTACTGATAGAAATCTCTTTCATGTTTTTAGTGTCTTCCATAATGTTAAAGAACTTGTCTTTACTTCTGTATAGTACACTTACTAGCTTGTCCTGTAAATCGTCCATTACATTCTTTGTATGCTTTCTCATATAGGTGATGTCACCTGTAAAAGCCATATTATCACATACAAATACAGTAGCACCTGAACAGAATCCATTGGACATGCTTTTATCATGACTGCTACGGATTCCTATTGCTTGACCCATTTCTTCGTTCTTAGGGTCTTTGTATTGTAATAAGCCAAAGAAACGTTGTTCGTTTTTACTAACGGCTAGTTTTTGATCTACAAATTCTAGATCTAATATGTCGTCACAAATACGTTTTGTATTGACCAGTAAATCTGAAAATGGTACTGGTTCATACGTATCTGTTCTTTCTGGTAGTGGTATTGCAGATAATTCTGCAAAGTTTACTTGTTTACCACCACAATGTATCATGAATGTGCTCATGCTGCTTCCCCTTGTTTGTTATATATTTTTGATGCGTTATCCTCTAGATCGTTGCAAAGGTATACATAGGCTTCACCCCAGTGAAATCTCTCTACCTTGTGTGCATTTTCTGGCGTTATGAGGTATTTATGTGGATACATTCTGTTACCATATTTATCCGATTGCATAATTTCTACATAAGCACCAGTAGGAGGGACTCTATTGGTTTTTACACTAATAGAACGTTGTCCAAATTGTGCCCAGTTTATTTTGTTAATCTTGATGCTCATTTGATTCTCCTTTGCTTGTTAATTCATCAATCTTATCTGAAAACTCTTGATCTTTTTCTTCTTGAGTTTTGTCTAGACCTAATACCCATTCTAATGCTTTTATATATCCACGCTGGGTATTTTTTAAAGATTTATCATAGCCAACAGACCAACGATAAACATTAAGTAGTTTTTCAAATATCTCATCTTTATGTTTTACATATATTGATTGTTTACTCATAAGATCTCCCCATTGCGATATAAAATAGTTGTGGTGTTAAGGTTTTATAACTACCTAAACCTTCTTTAGAACGTCTAGCTTGTCGTTTTACAAGGCATCTAAGCTCTTCTTGGATTAATGCTATAGTTCCTTTTCCAAGTCGAATACCTTCTTCATTAAAGATTTTTCTAATGTCTTTTTGTGTCATAATGTTTCTCCATAAAATAGGTTTAAGACTTTTTCATATTCTTC